GTTTTTACTACTAGAAATGGCGGTACATATTCATGGTCTTTTGATTGGCTTGTAGATTCAGAAGAAATATTACAGTTTTTAGTTAAATCTTCTGTAGAAGCTACTGCAACAGGTCTTATAAATGTTACAGGGGCGCAATCTCATGCTAGTGATTATGTAGTCGGATCTTCATCAGCAAACACTTTACAATTATGTATTGTAAACCCAGATGCTTCAGAAACGCGAGTAATGCACTCTGCTGTGGTAACTGAACTTACTCTATCAATGGATGCCGGGACAAACGGCGGAAGGTTGAGAGCATCGGGAACATTATGGTCAGGATTTCAACCTAATGTATCTACCAATGCTGTAACAGATGGATCAACTGCATCTAATACTGATTTTAACCAAGGGCTATTTGACTGTCATGCTATTGAAATAGCAACAACTCAAGTTACTTGCAAATCCTTTTCATTTACAATTAGCCATCCGGCAGCCAGGGTCGGGTTTGCTGTTGCTAATTCAAATGATGCAGAACCGCAGGAATATGTTAGGAATAGATTAGAAGTAACTGGATCAATAAATGTAAAAATGGATGATACCTCTGTTGCTCAACAGGCATTCTGGTTAGCAGGGACATCTAAAGCTATTCTTGTCGGTGACGAAGGAACCTCCGGAGGTGGCAGTGCTACTAAAATATTCTTTGAATTTCCGACAGTTAAATATACAGGACACAATGTTGATCTTGCAGCGGAAGAAGGTGTATTTATAGAGATCCCATGGCAAGCCACGGCAACAGGTTCTGCAAAATTAATGTATTTGAAACTTACTTAATAGAATTAAAGACTCCGGACCTAACTAAATGTTGGGAATATGAAAATAACAACTCCTCACGGTGATTTTAAAATTCGTGAATTATCCTTTGCAGATCGAAGAAAACTGCATCGGCTAGAGATAAAGGCTGTTGCCATTGATGGTGAAGTCGATCAGGCAAAATACTTTGATGTTTTAGATTGGGTAATGAATTTTGCTTTTGAAGATCCAGAAAAGTCACTGTCAAAATTAGATGATAATGAAGTAGATGAAATCTTGGCCACAATTTACCAGGAATACAAAGGCATCTCAAAAAAAAAGACTTAACTTTACGAATTAATACTTGGTTTAGTTATTTTGGGTGGGGCGATAATCATCCATATTCTATAAAATCCTTTCCCTATACAGCAAAAAGCCCCACCCTTCGCAAGAGAATTCAATATAACGATAAGGAGATCTGGGAAGAAGTGGATAGAATAGTAGCAGAGAACAACAAATTCTCTCCAGGTCAAAACCTTTTTTATAACATCCCCCTCTTTGCCAACCCTCAATACTTCTTAAACGAAGAATCACAGATGTATATCAGTGAATACATCACAGCCAAAAGATTAAATATTCCCCCAGCCAGTTCTCTGGATGAAATGGATTATCAGCGTTCAGTCATCCTTTCAGTAATTAATGAAGAGATAACAGCCTGTGAAAACAGAAAAAGAGAGATAAGTAATGGCAAATAAATTTATTATAGAAATACAAACCCAGGGCTTTAATAAAGCCAATAGAGGGTTAAAAGATCTAAATGGACAAACTAGGGGATTTGTTAGAAATTCTAATAAAGCCTCTACAGCAACTGCTGGATTTAGAAGAACTATGTCTTCTTTGCGTAATAATCTATTACTTGTAACTTTTGCCTTTGGCGGTATAATAGCAGGAATCAAAAAATTTGTTGATATTTCATCAGGCTTTGAAGCAGTAAAAGTTAGGCTAGTTGGACTAACCGGTAGTGTTCAGGCCGCTGAAAAAGCATTTGACACATTTAACGAAATAGCAGCAACAACTCCCTTCGCCCTTGACGATATCGTAGAGGCAGGTGCATCCTTAACAGCTTTTGGTGTTGATGCTGAAAACATGATTAAACCAGTAGCTGATTTAGCTGCATTTATGGGGACCACTGCCAGAGAGGCTGCGATGTCATTAGGAAGGGCATTCGCAGGTGGTGCAGGAGCAGCAGATATTCTTCGAGAAAGAGGAATTCTCCAATTAATAAAAGATTTTAAAGGGATTAACGATCTTACCAAGGTGACTCTGCCGGATTTTAGGGAAATGCTTATAGAGACATTGCAGGACCCTATGGCCGGTATAGCTGGTAGTACTGATAGATTATCTAAAACCTTTATTGGTAGTATGTCTAACATGAAGGATTCATTGACCAGAATGAGTGCTTCAATAGGTGAATCTTTGATAGATTTTTTAAGCCTGGACGATGTTATTGAATCAATCGGTGACCATGCTAAAAGAATATCTGATAATGTAAAAATGATAAATGATCCCATTAGTGCTTTATCTGAAAGAATGAAGGCGTTAGGGATTAGTAGTGAAAACCTGCAACAAGCTATTATTGAACAGGAAACAAGAGAAGTTGCAAAGGCTATTAAAGAAGAGGATGATGCAATCGCTAATTTATCTGTTACTTTACATAGCTTATTAAGCGCACAATCTGATGTATCTGATATCTTTAATATAACAACAAAATTATCAAGAGCTAGGGAACATTTTCAAAGAACTAATATAATGTTAATTCAAAATGCTGAAAGTTTTGAAAAACTCGCTAACGCTGTTGAAGTAGCTATACAGCAACACACTCTTCTTGCATCAGAGGCTGATCCTGAAGACTTACTTCCTCTTATTGAAGGACTTGAGAAATTACTACAGTTACAAGTTCTTCTTGCCGGTAATGATCAAATAGAAATAATTGAAGAACCAGAATTCTTGGCCGATTTTGTTGATGCTGTTACTCCGGCAATGTTAGCCGCCGGTGAGAGCATAAGTGTTGTATCTGCGGAAATAAAGACTCTCGGTATAGAATTACAAAGCATAGAAGCAGTAGAATTATCTGAAGGTATAAGGGATATTGGGAGATCAATGGATTTCTTAAGCTCGGAGCAAAGGGCCGTTATAACCGGCGTAGAGAGCATAAGTTCAAGTATGGCAACTGCTATTCTAAACGCACAAGATATGGAAGAGGCCTTTAAAAGTGCCTTGAAAGCTATGGCTGCTGAATTATTAGCGCAAGCTGCGACATTTGCATTATTAAATATGTTTACAGGTGGCACATATGGAACCACTACATCATTTTTAAAATTCGCTTTTGGACACACAGGGGGACTTGTGACTCCAACAGGAATCCAAAAATTCGCAGGAGGTGGGAGTGTTTTAGGTGGAGTGGATACTGTACCGGCTATGTTACAACCAGGAGAATTTGTACTGTCAAAAAATGCTGTCCAAAATATGGGTGTTGAATCCGCGAAGGCAATAAACCAAGGTCAAAATGCAGGTGGTCTTACAATCAACATATCAGGCGGCATAATTCAAGATGATTATGTTCGCAATGAATTAATCCCGGCGATTAATAAAGCTAAAGCTCTTGCATAATGCTTTCCTTTGATTCAAGCTTAACCGATGCCCTAACCACACATAGCACTACTGCCTTTTGGGTGCTAAAATTGTATTATAATGACGAATCTTCTTTTTACGGAGTTTCTGACCAAGATAGAATTGATGGTTCTGACACTTACTATGGGATTGTGAGTTCTTGGGGAAATCTTAATCAATCATTAGACTTCTTTAACTTCACCACTTCAACAGGGAATATGTCTGTCAAATTAATTAATACAGACAACACGATTGAAGGGGGTCGATTTAGTGATTTGTTTTCAACAAATAATTTTGCTAATAGAAAATGGGAACTGTTCTTAAATACGAATAGAGCTGGAACTTATGATACGGCTGCAAGGATGATAGGTACTGGGATAATAAGTGGTGATATTAAATACGATCCAAAGTTTATCACTTTAACCTTGTTAGATAAATCTTCGACATACCATAAACAGCTTCCTACTAACGTAGTTGATTCTGCCACTTATGCTAACGCTCCAGAAAAGAATATAGATAAACCGATTCCTATAGCATACGGAGATTTTCAAGAAAGGACAGACATTGGAACTATTCCGACAAGCGGTGCAGAATTTGACAGGCATTTCGTTAAAAGCAGATTTCCTGCAATTATTACAGATAGATATGATTCTGCCAGTTCAAGAGTCGAAGCAAAGCCAGATTCTCAGGCATTTTCTTCATTAGATACTAAAAATATTTTTATTTATAGTAACAATAATTACTATGCTTGTGAAGATGGGAATGTATCTGTTACAGCGGCAACACCGATTGTAGAATACAGCGGAATTGAATTCAGATCATATCATAGATTGAGTTCTCATTCTACTTATTCATCAGCTTTTGGATCAGGTTATGCCAATACTATTAATAATGATTTTAGCAGTAGTTACACATTAGTCATTAATACCCCCACGGGCGGATCACATGAAGCACAGATCGGGTGGAGAATTCCAAAGATAGAAAAAAATGGTGAGAATATTGATACAATTAAACTATTGTTTGATTTTGGCACATTTTCAGGCACAACTCCAGTAAGATTCGGCAATTCATATAATTTCCAATTATCAAGCGGTGCAGAAACAGATAAACAAGTTACATGGAATTCAGGTGATCAATCTGTTGATATTACATCATGGTATTCAAGCACAGAAAAAGACGCATGGAATCTTGAAAAAACATTTTTACTTGAAATTGATGATGGCGGTAATCAAAACGATGATCAATCAGTTGTTATTAATGAAGTTGGTCTTGAAGTAACATTTGAGCCATCACAAACATTTTCTAAAGAAATTGAAGAGTTTTTTGAAACAACTATCAGAGGCGATTCACTAAAAGATGAATTTGATGAAGGCGAACCTGTACCTGAAACAGTTATGATTGCCCGTACAAAAACAATAAAAATTGCGGCAGTTGTTGATTATGTATATTGTTCGGGAAAAGGTCGAAAATATTCCGCATTCATTGATGCAGATGACAGAGACAATGGATACGACGAAAACGACTTGATTGAGAATCCAGTGTATATGATAGAGGACATTTTGCGAACTGAATTAAGTTTAGCATCAGCCAATATTGATTATGACTCTTTTGATGCTTCAGGAGATACATCGGATGGGTATTTGGGTGATATTTATAACGATGCTGTTGGTGATGTTGAATTTGCTTTTTCACAATACAAATTTATAAACAGTAAAGATTTAATCTCAAGACTCTGTAAACAAATCTTATCATGGGTATTTATTGGCGGTGATGGAAAGTTTAAGATTAAGACATTAAGACGGACGGGGGATTATTCAGGTTCAGACAAGACAATAGACTTTAACGATATTAGTTTAAAATCTATTTCAAGAACTTCTCTTGGTGTGGTGAGAAATGATATTACAATCAATTACAATCACGACTACGGACAGAATCAGTTTATTTCAAGTGTTAATACAACAGATGCAACTTCGCAAGGAACAACTGTCAACGGTGTTAGTCAGGCTTTAAAATTAGAATTTGATGCCGATACATTGGATTCTACAACTGCAACCCAATTAGCAGATGCTTACAAGACTATTTTCAAAGACCGTAAAGTAATTTTAGATTTTGAATGTCTTCGCCCTTATTATAACGATTTAGAAATAGGGGATATAGTTTTATTCTCTAATTGGGATTCAAACATCAAGATTTACGGTGCTGCAATGGGGACAGACTATTATTTAATAACAAGTATATCAAAAAAACCGAATAGATGCTCATTGAAGGCAATTAAGGTTTCATAATGGCAAAGAGTTTTATTTATGATAGTGTAGGTTTTTCAGAATCAACTACAGAAGATGGTGGGTTCGTTGCTGGTGCGTTCGATCCAGATATTAGCCCTGTAACCAATCACCAAAGGGCAAACGATATGTCTATCAGTAGCAATATAACTAATTATAATTCTTCTGGGGCAGATACAATAAGGTTTTCAACCAGCAGTTCGCAATCGGCTAACGTGATTGCTTTATATTTTACGTTAGCCGATCCTGACGATTTAACTCTATATGGACACGCATCTTCAAGCACCAATATGACAACATCTGTATTAGCGATGACTGATTTTAGTGAAGGTTGGAACATATTTACAATCAGTGGAACTTATAAGTATTGGTTTCTTCGGGCGATTACTGGTCATATTAATAATCTAACTGAAGTAATCATAGGTACTAAATATGACTTCGATAT